ACCATAAAAGCCGGTCCCGTTTCCAGAACCGGCATATTGGGTGTTTACGATCATTGAGGGTCAGAGAAGAAGCCTTCCCACTGCAATCGAACGTTAGATCCACCGGCAACGTTTAGAATTGCCGCCTGGACGCCCTGATTGATGGTCGCAACGTTGAGTTGACTGGCAATTGAAAAGTCAATTGAGCCAAACAGTTGAGGATTCGTCGTAACCACAAAGGTCGTACCGCTTGGAAGAGCCGTACCAAACGTTGCAGTCAATGACGTTGCCGTAGAACCCGTGATCGGTGCATACTGCCCTGCCTGAGTGCCACTGACCGCCACGAGGTAGTAGCCGCTCGTTGCAATCAAGGTTGTTGGGAAAGTCCCGTTTGAGATCGGATAGGTAGCAGTGGATACCGCGCCTGTCGTCACCCAATAAGGGAACGACACGACACTAGTGCTATCCAAAGCCGTCGCAAGTGATCCACCGACAGGGGTAACCGTCGTAGTCGTGTTGGCTGAGACAACGAACGTCTGACCAACACCCGTACCGCCAACTACCTGACCAATTGTTCCTTTAACGCTATTTGAGCCGCTAAAGGTTGATGCGGGAAAGGTCATTACGCCCGTTCCAGCCGCGTAAGAACTTACCGTTGGAGTGAGGGCAATAACTGTCTGATTTGCAGGGAATGCAAGTTGAGCGTAGGCTTGCAATGCTTGCACCGTGAAGATAGCAAGGGGGACGCCAAGCGTATCTTCAATCACAATTCCTGCGAGCGCCGTCGTTGTCGTTGCGGTCCAAGCCGTTGCACCGTTTACCGACGCTCTGAGATTTTGAAGATAGGCCGCGCAACCGCCTGGACACGTTTGGGCATTATCAAGCACCAAAGCCGCCGATTGAGTGGAACTAATGTCCGCAATGTTCGTTGTGTACAGGGTTGTACCAGTGATGCCGTCGAATCCACCACTTAACGGTGAGTTATCGTTACCGGTCGTTTCAAGGATCTGGATTCGTCCGCGTGGGGTTTTGGGCTGGAATGTCTTGGTTGTCTTTAATACTAGTGTGCTTTCGCCTGGCATTTTATTTACCTCTTAGAAAGGGGGCCGTAGCCCCCTAATAATTATCGACCCGCCGTTGCCCAGGTGCCATGCCAATCTTCCCATCCAAAGATATAAGATTCACGGCAAACCCACTTAAAGGTCATTGCGGAGTCCATCGCCAACTGATCGACCTTGTAAGGCAGTTGGTTAAGGCAAAACAGCTTATGAAAAGCTGAGTCCTTCATTCGGAGGAACCAAGCCGTTGCCGAGGTGTAGTAGTCATTGACCGCTACCTCAATTCGACGACGAATCCAGTCGTTGGTATCGTTGTTATTGGTGCCCTGGAGATTGACAGAGTTCACAACACGGTTTGCCACGCCCTCAAGTTCCGGTGGAACCTTCAAAAGAAGGTTGCCCGTGAGCATCATAGGCTGACCGGTAGGCGATTTCTGACGACGAATCTCGTACATCGCTTGCTCAAGAGCCAAAGGACCGAAAGCAAGATTAAGCGGAGTTGTCGTACCAGGGACAACCGGAATGTTTGCACCGGTTAAACCGCCCATGCTGTGAGTTGCGGAATACAACGGTTCGTTGTTCATTCCGTAGGTGAGCGACGTGAAGCCAAGATTGTCAAGGTTCGCGCCAGCCTGATTGCGAGCGTTCATGAACGCCTGTGCAAACTGATCCTGTTTGGAAATGATGTCCTTGTACTGGTTGGTGAAATCAAACAGTTCTGAATACCGGATCATCTTCGTGTAGAGGATCGGGTAGAAGTTCTGAATGAAGAGCGGTGTCCAGTCGTCCTCAACTGCCTCATCTCCTTCAGGAGTTTGAGCGGCTGGGCTGAGCGGCTTTAGCTGCTTGTATTGCTCAAAAGCCTGAGTGGTGTACCGGATCTTTCCAACAACGTCCTTGTACTGAGGGTCGATTTTTTCAGCCTCAATGAAGAACAAATCGTTAATGTTCTTACGGGCGATACTTAGGGAGTCAACGAGCATTGCCATGAGTTAATACCTACCTTGCACCTGTCACGAGGCTATTTGGTGCAATGACCACAGCCCACACATTCCCGTAATTCACGACATAGTTCGTGCCGCTTGACGGCCAAGAAGCATAGTCGTTTGGACCGCCATAAAGGTCGGTGATACGGAAAAAAATGTTACTTGCCGCCGATGCAACCGGGTAGCCGGTGATCGGGGCAACGGTTGCGCCTGAAACCGTGGCGTCGGTGTAAAAATCGAGCCACAACGCAGGGAAACCGGTTGCAGTCTTAACCGCGCCAAAGGACTGACCAATCAATGTGTTTGCAACGGTTGTACCCGGTGTAACATTGATTGAAGCGGCATACCCTGGGATGCAGAACTCTACATCTTCAAGAGCGAGCGCGACCGGTACGTAAGCCTGAATGGTGCCAAGGGTGGAATCAAGCGCGGGGGCCATCGCTTGACCAAGGATCATGTTTCCGGTGTAACCGGCAGCGGACCCTAGAGCCGACGCGGTGGTTTTGGAGAAGGTGTACGTTCCTGCCGCCGCGCCGGTATTAACTGAGTCAACCGCAATGAGGATGAGTTGACCGCTTGAATTGAGTGTTACGAAGTCGCCCGCGACGAACGTTTGACCGCTCGCGACGGGGTACGAAGCCATTTTGTAAGATCCACCTGGGGACCGAATGCCTTGTGCGCGTAAGTTTGCCACTGTTTAAGTTTCCTCTTAAGTGTGCAAGCCCTCGCCTACGAGCTAACACTATTTAGTTTTGCGAGAATCTAGTCAGATAATATAGCATGTTTACCACGCTTGAACGATTCTTCTTCTTCTTGAATATCGCCATGTGGCCCAATCTTCTTGCTCATGATCTTTTCGCGTCGTTCGGCTTCCTGAACATCAGCCTTTTGAGATGCATCAAAATCAGCCTTTGAACACGAAATGATGACCATTTGCCGCGAACCGGTTTCTTTGGAATCTTGGGACTCCTGCCGGTACATGGCTTGACTTGGGTCCGTTATAGATGGTTTGTCCATGAACCCTTCAAGTGGTGATTCGTACTGAAGGGCGGCAACGTCTCTTTGCACCTTGAGGTAATGACGATCTGGAAGAAATTCAACGCCGCCCACTCGTGGATTGCGCGTCGAACTATCGGTTGTTTTGCTGACTGCCATTACTTGTTCTCCTGGTCGTAAAGTCGCTTGTATTCTGCGGCACTGACTGCGGGTAAGCCGATACGCTTGCGCTCTGCGTTGACTTGGTCAAAGTCGCTGGTATTGATTCTGATTCGCGCCGGTTCGGACGCGGTTGGTTCTGGGGTTAGCCTGGAACGTTTTGTTTCTGCCGCTTCTTTGTGTTCGCGGTCCACGTCACGGGCTACCCGGCGAAGGACAGACTTAGCAGCTTCGTTAAGTTGCGACGGGTCGCCCCCTTCAAGTAGTTTTCGTACTTCCGCTTTAGCCTCTGGTCCGAACCCTTCAGCAATCTCGTTTACGATGCGATCCGTGGCAAGCGGCATTACCTGAGTCTTGTAGCGGGCCTCGACTTCTTGAGTTACCTCTTGTCTGATCGTAGCGGCAATATCCCGCAAAGCTCCTGCCGCGTCTCCATTGAAAATGCGTTGCTCTGCAATTTCAAACACGTTTGGCGGTTGGGTGGGTGCCTGTTGCTGGGGCTGTTGGTATTGTTGGTACTGAGGCGTGAACTGCGTTCTGCGATACTCCTCAAGTGCTTCTCTTCGTGCTTCCGATCGAATGGCTTCCACGTCTACGGTGGGCGGTGTTTCTACCACCGGTTCTGCTGGTGGTGTTTCGACGATATCGCCACCGGTGAAATCCGGGGCTACGTCAATTTCTTCTACTGTGTCGGTTGGCATAACTGTTTCTGATGCTCCTTTAATTTAGTCATTATATCGTCAGTTGTTTCGATTTCCTCAATGAATGCTATTAGCCCCTGGTCCCTGGATGCCAGGTGGGGGGACTGGTACAGGTCCGTGCGCGATAATCGGCGTAGCGTCAATTCCTTGCGGTGTTGGAGGTAAGACAAGAGAAGCGCCCCCTCCCCCCGGCTGAGGAATACCCGGATTTGGTCCAGGTCCGCTAACTTGGCTTGATTGCTGTGCTTGTTGCTGGGCCGCATTTTGTTGCATCTGCTCCTTAGAAATCTGAATGTTTGTCGCGTTGGCGAGCGGGCTATCTGCGATCAATGCCGACGTCAGCGCATGGACATCTATACCGGTCGCCGGGTTTGCCGCCATTTGCATAAACAATTGCCCCGCTTGCAATTTGGCTTGCGGAGTGTTGCCAGGACTCTTGCCGGTTGGTTCCCAAACGACGGGAGCCGCGATTTGCTCTTTAGTTAATGCAAGTTGCTTCATTGTCTTTTCTATAGAATTCCAAGTACTCACTTCCGCGACCATGACGGTCTAGTGCAACCATTGACCGGCTGACTGTTTCAATAAGTTGTTCAATCTCAAGGTTGCGTTGACTTAATGACGGATCGTCACTGCTTCTCAAGCACGGGAAAATGTGAAGCAACTCATGAACTAACGTTACCTCTTGGTCATCATCGTCACCAAAAATTCCCGGTTCTACATCCTCTGGCCGTGGCAATCGAATCCATGCCGCCCTGTGGTGGTCGAAATGGTTGAGCCCACCTATTGCCCTTGAGTCGCTGATGTTCTCACCTTTTACGATTTCGACTTTAACATTCCAATCGCGCAAGTTGAGAATGCGTTGCCATCGTGCACAAGCGGTTTGCGCTTCGGCTACGTCTTTGAAAATCTTATTATTCATTGCGGGGAACCTCCCGAAATCTGACCGCCAAACTGGTTAGGTATCTGACTCGGAATCGGTGGGATTCCCGGAGGTGGTGTTACTCCACCCTCGCCCATCAAAGCCTGAAACGCATCGGGAGCGGGTAAAGCGAGCGGTGAAGGCATAACGACCTCCGCGCCGTACCGTTTGGCAAATGCGTCATAGTCGTCTGCAATCATCTCCATTGTGTGAGCTGCCATCTCTGGGAACTCTGCCGTGAAGTTGGCTATGAACATCTCAAGACCAACGGCAACGCCAGCGGCAATGATGCTTTGCTCTGTAGCCGTCGTTTGGCCTGTTGCTTGGGCTCCTTGCGTGTTCTGAGACACCCTAGATACCATATCGGCGTCACGTTCGATAATCTCAAGCATCTGAGGGAAAGGTGCTCCGTTAAATGATCCACCCGGCGAGAACGGCGTAACTCCTGCCTCCGTAGGAATGTAGTCTCCAAATCCTGCCTTGGTAAACTTCTCCCCGTCCTCAAGCGGGGGTCCGTACACTTTAGGCATCGCGGCAGACATCGCGCCACCGTAGAACGCACTGAACAGGTTGTTCTTTCCCGTTTGGCACGGATCAAGGTTCCTCGCCACGCTTGAACCAGAGTAGAAGTATTTCGACGATCCAATATAAAACGATCTGAAATACCAAATGTAAGAGAAATCGTAAAGCTCTAGGCTGAGAAGTTGGCAACTGACGTAATCAATGGTTGCCCTGTAAAGTCGCTCATTACCATCTTCGTCAAGGTCCAGCCTTGTGACGACGTCCCAAAGTTCGATAAGCTCATTGCCACGGTTGGGAGACGGTGTACCCATTTCCGACATGGTATGAACTTGCTCTTGGTCTGGGTCATGGTCGCCTATTGTGGATTCGGGCAAGTCCGTCGTTTCGTAATACTCGCCGCGTTTCTGCTTGGCTTCAATCACCCGTCGACGACGGTTTAGACGATGCCCCACGGTTGCCGCCGCTTGGATGCCATCGGACAAAGCAGGGAAGCAAGACCAATTCTCAGGGTCTATCGTATCAATGCGAATAGTTCCGGGCATCACGCCTGGACATAGGCGGTAAATGGCAAGATCCTTAACCCCGCACATGTTGGTAGCTTTCGATACCGCCATCGGGAATTTGGCGTCCATCCAAACTTTGTGAAGAAGCCTTTGTCGAGGTTCGGCTTCTTCTTCGTTGTCGCTAGTGTCCGTCATCAAAGGATTTTGTTTAGCGACGACTGTAGTAACCTGAGCGCCCAACATGTCCACCCGCGTTTGGGTTAGTGGCATGTTGAACACTTGGTAACCTGGATCGTTAGGGCCTTGGTCTAGTTGGGTTTGCGTCGAAGGAGCGCAGTTAAGGTATGCCCGTTCGGCCTCCAGCCACCAGTTTGTCATACCGCCTTGCGTTTCAATCCCGGCGTCTATATCCTCTTTAATCATGAGGGCGATAGCGTTCCTATCCTCTAGGTTTCCAAGTTTGACAAGGCCCTTACTATCTGTTTTCATGATCGTACAACGTAGTTTATGGCAAAATCGCCCGCAATGAAGTAGTCGAAATCGTTTACCCCCGTGCCAAGATCAACCCCGTTTTGTTCCACGTAATGCGGATTATACGATACTCTGTCCCCCTCTTTAGCATCGGGATGCGCCAAAGGCCCACGGCTAATGATTACGGCCATCTCGTTTCGTTCGTGGTGACCGTCTGGTAAGTGAATGCCGGTTGAGGTCTTACTGTTTGCTGAGTCCTTTCTGAATATCGTTTTGTCGCCGTATGCTCTCATGTTTTTGTCTTTGTCGATAGATGCAAGAATCGAGTCCCACCAGTTGATAGCGATAGGTTGACCCACGTATTCCGCGAACGCGCCATAGATACGAATTTCGTTTGCGGGTGTGTAGTCGCCCATTTCCGCATTGATAATCTTGACGCCGTCTTGCGGGTGGACAATCACCAAGTCACCGGGCGACGGGGCGTCAAACGAAACGCCTTTCAACTCGTAAGGATAAGCCGGTGACGATAGCACCACACCAACGTGTGAGCGCAAATAATCCCGCAGCGAATCAGGAATGAGGATCGTAGTCGGTCTATCTTCGGGAAACATTTCAACGATGATCCGATCTCCTACGTGGTCGATGCACTGCGAAGCCTTGCGCCAGTCGATCTGGTTTTCTAGCCGTTGCGGTAGTCGGATTTTGGTTGGGTTAGTTACCAATAGCTGACTCCTTTACCGCCTCTCGGAATTCCTTCCTTAGCGAGCCATCCGTGACTGACTGGTTAATCTCTACTATCGCTGCTATCGTTTCGTCGCTGGGATTTGTCATTGATTCCCATTGCTCACGCGTGTACGTAGCGATTGGAATCGTGATCCACCCGTCTGCGTCTTGAGTGATCGGATTGTCTCGCCTGAACTGACGAAACGTTTCGTACTGTTCTTGCGCGTGGCTTACTTTCTCCATGGGCTAAACCTCTCTTGCCAAATCTTGTTTGTTTCCAGCAGTATCCTTGTTTCCTCGTCCGTAGGGCATTCGATAGGGGGATTGTGCCAAGCAAACCTAATCACCATGTCGTCATTAAACACTTCTACAGGGTGCAAGCCTTTTGACGTTATAAGCTCAAAGATCTCTTGCCGCAAATTGCAGTCAACCGTTTCGCTGAATGCCATGCGGCTAATTACCAGTGGTTTCATGCGTTCGACTTCGACGCCATACGGACACAATCGGTCCAATAGGTCACTCATTTCGCCCCCAACGTCTTAACCCATTCAACCGTCAAGCTTGGATCTGCCCAAAGACTGCCCCAGCAACATAGAGAACATTTCTTACCGTCAAGTGCATTCATGGTCTGGCATTCCTCGCCGCATACACCGCAATAAGCATGGCCCGGTGGAGGGTTACCGTAGATCGGTTCTTCTTTGGCGAGCGCAAAGCCCCACTCTTTCATGTTGTAGACAAGCGGGAACCTTACGTCAGTTGTGACCGGCCAGTATTCGGCTACGCCATCGCGGATGTCTCGCAATGTCCAAATTTGGATGTAGTCAGCGTTCGGGCTTAGAACTTTGTAAGCGCAACATCGAAGGTCACGGGCTGACTCAGTCTCAGGACTCATCGCCTCCCATATTTGCATCGTTACCGACTGATCGGGATGCCATACGAACAAAGGGAATCGCAGTTTGAATTGCTTCATTGTTTGCGCTCCAGCTTAATAATGGCGCTCGCTAAACTTTCTTCTTGTCCTTCCCATTCACCAGTGCCCAAAGTCCGTTTGTAAAGATCCTCAAAGCACTTGCGGAGGTCATCAAAGCTCTGACGCAATTCGGTTAATTCGGCTGACGATTGAAGGAACTCCTTTGTTTTGGCCGTTGGGGACTCCCAAGACACTACCGCCAGTTTTGGCTTGCTGTACCGCAAGTGCCTATTGCTGATGGCCCAAATTTCGTTCTCATCATTGACCAAAATCGCTTTCAGTTCGCCCGCTTCATTGATCCAGCCATGAACGTAGTATTGGTTTTTCTCGCTGAATCCGTGGTTAAGCGGCAACGGAACCGGCGAGCAATCCTCGCCAGCCGGTGAGATGTGCTGATTGATGGTGACGATCATTCGGTCACCCCCGCTACTTCCCAATCTTCCGCATTGGTGTCCACGATCCGCAACATGTCCTTGGGTTCTGTTCGCGTGTGGACCGTGCCTGAAGCATTGAAACAAAACGTTTCGTGCAACTTGCCGTTAATGACGGTCCAATATTGGCCGTCTTCAAATTCTGGGCGTCTTAGTTTTTCGCCCGCGAGCATTAAGCTCCATGCCTGTTCAAATTTCATATTTCAGTCGCCTACCTGATCTTTAATTTACCCTCACAGAACTTCTTGGCAATTATGCAGCTATACTGCAAACTGTCATGAATATGCGAAAAGCTGTTCTTGAGCGGAAGGTTAGTTATCCTCCCTGGACCCATTGTATCACCTCTTGGTGCATCTTCGTATTTATAAGCGCCCTTAAATCCAGTTGTCAGAACTGGGCAATGAACAGGGTCTACGATGAACCGTGGAGTCCGTTCGTCAATCTCATCCACAAGTGCCCATGACACAGCGGAAAGCCGAACGCTTAGAACGTTTGATTGCGGTCTAAGCTTTGGACCAAACGCCTTGGCGATTTTCTGAACCGTGTCGCCAGTCGTTGCAGTCCGGTTTATGACCGTCGCGTCCGCACCATGATAAACTTCATCCCATCGACCCGGTAAGCGACCTTGCAACGCTTTGAGGACTCTAGGCGCGAATGTTTGCATTGGCTCGCCACCATCGGACACAACCTCCAAAATGGCGTGAATCTGATAATCGGGTGTGATTTGAAGAAGCACGAATGCGGGTGTTAGGCCAATATCCCAGCCTCCAACATAGACGGATTGACGAATGATCGGTACACCCTGCTCTCTCACCGATTTAGGAATATGCCGAGATTCGCTGAAATCCTTGTAAACCGGCTCGCCATCATAGATCTCTTCTACCATTTCCATTTGTTGGTCCCATTCTCTTGCACCGTGTTCGCGTCTTTCGTTTGCCGCCCAAACATCATCTTTTGATTCGTCGGCACTGTAATGCATCGCAATGTACCGAGCGCCACCTTTCGTTTCGCAAGCAGCAAACCCGCGCATGACAAGGCAAGTCTTGCCAACTTCGTCAAGACCAAGAACCTCGCGGGCTTTGATATGGGCAATCTTGCCTTGGATGTCAAGCTCGCCATTTGCGGCTTGCTTCTTATCCCACCACTCCTGATTAGGAGCCGAGTTAGTGACGATAACAACGAATCCACCTATCTGACCCGGTACACCTTGGGTAACGAAACGCGATTGAGAGAACATCGCGGCGGGGTAGTCGTAAAGCGAGAACTCTTCATGCGTCACGCCCGAATAGCCAGAACCTTGAAAGCTATCAGCCGATTGGTTGATTTTTGAAATCATGCTCCCATTAGGAAGGACGACCTCATCCAGCTTTTGACCGTCCGGGTTACCGCCCCTGTGAATCGCGTCATCGGGCTTATGCCATTGCTTGCGCTTACAAAGCTGCTCCCACATAAACCAAATGCGCCACACGTGTTCAGCGGCTTTGGGGTAATTCAAGCCAACGATGACATGCTTACCGCGCTTGATTCCGAGCGCCCATAGTTCAAGCCCACGAAGAATCCACGACACGATCAATCGCCGGGATTTCTCAATGATTAAGGTCTTGCCAGCTTTGCGGCATTCCCACCACTCGTAACAAAGGGCCTTGACGTACTCCTTGTCTGGGATCAACTCAATCGGGCCATCTGCCTCGTTGTATGTCCAACAGCATTGAGTGACGAATAGGTAACACGCTGCGGGGGTGTCTTCGTTATAGGGAGCCTTCCAAATAGACTGATTAGTAAGACCCTCGAGTGCCTCAAGTTCTAAAAGCTCATCATCAGTCAGGTAATCAATCCAACTTAAATCTTCAATTTCTTGAGATTCTTCAGGTGATGATTGGGATTTCTTTGGACGTATAGACTTAGACCCGGTTTTCATGAGGCTCAAAAATAAGAAGTTAAAGCTCTGTTTAAGATTGTTGTGCCCGCTTAATCGATTTAGCCTTCAATGCCTCAATTTTCGCTTGCCGTTCTTCTGGTGTTAAACCGCTAGTATCGACCGATCCACTTAGTTCAACCTCCTGCTTAATTGGCCCGTCGCGCCTCGCCCACGCTTCCTTGAGTGCGACTACATCCCCGTCAAGGATTTTGCTTATCACCTTCTCGGCCATTTGTTTAGCTCTGACTGGATCGTCAAAAGCTTCGTCCATGAGGTCGTAGAATAGAGATTTCTTGCGCCTACCGTTTGGATTTCCAGACTTTCCAGGTTGAAACCCTTTTCCAGTTATGCCGCCCGTTGTTTTGGCGTTGCTAGCAACGTTTGAATCCATGACACATTAGTGTATCACTAACCCGCTTTCGGCCTAT